ATTTTAACTACTTCCGTATCGATAAACTCTTTTAATGAATTAGTATTAGATACATTGTTGATATATTGTTTCAACAAGTTTTTTTGATTTTCATTTAGAGATTTATACTTTTTATTAAACTTATCTACTAATAATTGATAACTTAACAACCTTAAATCTTTGTCTTGGTCTGAATATTCACTCAAATTTTGTTTTTTTACTCTTGATTGTTTTGATTGAGTGATATGTTCAGTTATAGTGATTGATGAATCTGTTCTTTGTACTGGCCCAAAGTCCTCTTTACCAACTTCAGTTTGGAAAACACGATAAATTGATGCCACAACTTTAAAGTTGGGTATACGAGTGTTAAAAAACTCTTTTATATTGTAGTTTTCTTTGATTTGTTTGATAAGATTAAATTTTTCGTTTGCCAAACGACGATTTGACAATTTTCTACGACTTTTGACTACCGCTTCCATTAATTGTGATGCGTGAGTCAAGTTTTTGTATTTTTTATTCAATAAGATTGAATATAATTCGTATTCTTTACCTAATTCAGTATTTTTATTGAAGAATTCCTTAAATAATTTAACTGACTTAGAGTTTCTTTCATCATTTATCACATCAACTGTTATTTGACGAGACAAAAGTTCATAAAGAATACCTGTATTCTTTATCTTATTATGTTTTACATAAGACATTTGAGCTCCAAAGTATTTTTCTGTATTTTATCAATAATAAATATAAAACTTTCAAGAAATCGGTATTAATTCTCTCCGTTTTCTTCCTTATATTCATTATATTCTTTTTCTAATTCATCAACTTGATTAGTCTCTTGTATTATGTTTTTTGACTTTTTTGTACCCATTGTTTTTTTCAAAGCGTCATAATGTGCTAATGCTAAAGGTCTACGATTCTTTGTTTGTTTTCCTAATGGGTCTCGACCTCTTGCTCCACTATCTTTGAATGGTTTATTCATTTCTTGTGGACGACCACCTTGTTCATCTTCTGGTCTGTCATCCTCTCCATCATCAAATGGGTCAAAAAGAGAACCTGCTACGGTATCCGGTGGTGTTTGAGCATCGTCTTGTCCGATACCCACGGCTGCCATATCACTTGGTGTTCCGATTGACTCTCCTGAAGCCATTGGGTCATTACCTTCCATTTCAATCTGTGAGTGTCTGAATTTTTGTTTTTGGTCATCAATGATTTGATTCTCAATTTCAACTTTTTCTTTATCAGAAAAATTGAACACATTATTATAAATCCACTCATAAGGTAAAATTTTATCACTTAACATATCACGAGCTAATGAAACTTTCTGTCCTAACAATTCAACTTTTTCTTGTTCATACATTGTTGAAGGACTTGCTAATTCTAATTCAAAGTTTACTAAGTCTTCATCTGTATATCCTTGTGAATATAAATGAACGACTGCAATCTTTGTTAACTCTGATACGATAATTCTTTGTATTCTTTCTATGGTTCTTGCAAATCTTACATCTTCTGCTGCAAGTGTTGCTTTACCACCAACATTTTCATCAAACCCTAAGAATGCTTTTGGTATTCTTAGTGATGCTAATAGTTTATTTTTTAGGTATTCAACATCTTCGGTTGAATCATAATCAATTCCACTTAATTCGTTTATTTCAGTTCCTGAATCACCTCCTCGAACTGGTAAGAAGAAATCTTCTGTTAGGTTTTGTATGTTGTATTTAAGATTATATTCACCTGATGCTTCATCAACAAATGGTGTTTTCTTCATTTTGTTAATAATTCTTTGCATATAGTTATCAACTTCATTTGGTGGTATATTACCAATGTCAATTTTAAACACTCGTTTAGAAGGTGCTCTCATAATTCTGTGAATTAACATTGCGTCTTCCATAAGTGTTAATTGTTTCCAAATCTTACGAGTAGCTTCAATCATAGATTTTCCGTAAGGTAGAAAATTACTATCGTTTGCTAATCTAAAGTGTGCTATTTGGAAGTTTTCAAATTCTATCTTTCCTTTACCACTTGGCTTTTGGCCGAAATACGGGTGTGCCCCTTCAATACTTTCTAAGTAGAACTTAGTGTAGTAAGGATTCTCAGGGTCTTCTCCTTCTGCTCTTACAACTTCATAAGGTGAAAGTGGAACTACATTAGTAATACCATACTTTTCATTAATATCTAAGTGTAAAAAGAAGTCTCCATACTTAACCATATTACGAACCCAAGGCCATAGGTTGAACTCGATATTCATAATATCATAAAATAGATTTTCTAATACTTGTTTAATGTTGTCATTATCAGATTTAATTTCAATAACTTGTCCATATTGACCTTTCATAGTAGACTCATCTGAATAAATGTCTAATGCAGACGAAACGATTGGGTCTGAATCCATTGACTCATAATCCTTAAACAATGCTAATCTTGCAGCCATAATCTGATGAACAGTTGAATAACCTGTTCCGACTAAGTCTAAATTAGTATGTAGTTTAGAATATCTGTCAACTAAATGCGACTTGACTTGTTTTTGTACTTGGTCTGTATCAGCGATTTTTAGTTTTTTACCACCGACATTACGAACGATTACATTTGTACTAAATAATCTTCGTAGTCTTCCAAATAATGTTGTATCTGCCATAATTACCTCACTTTAATAGCCATTCCAATGACTCTTTTTCTTTTCCTGTATCCCAATCCCAACTATCATTTCTTTGTATATCGTCTTGAGTATACAAACCCTCATTGTCCATCATTTTGGATAGGGTTTTCTTTGTTAATTCCACACCTTGTGTTCGTAGTCTCAAAGCAGTATCACGAACCCAAAGTCCAATAGCAAACGACATAACCAAATCATCATTGTATCCGGTCATCGCTTGCGCTCTATTATTTATATAGACGAAAGTCAATAGTTCATCAATCAAACGATTGGAACGAACCACTACACTTTCCTCTCTAAAAAATTCTTCTAACTTACTAATAATTAGTGGTCTGGTCTTAGAAGTCGTT